AAGAAGGGCTAAAAAATAATGGGCGTAGCAACAAGAGCAGCTAAACAGCTTATGGCTTTAAGAAAGATGACTAAACCTAATTTGAATGATTTACAAAATTATTCTACTATTTTAGACGCAAGTAAAAAAGCAGGTACAAGACAAAGGCTTTACAATGAAACTGGTATGCATAGCGCATGGGATGTTATTAAAAAGAGAAGAGGTAAATAACAATGAGTTTTCAAACTGACATAGAAGCTATAACTGGTAGTATTAGTAGTATTACTACTGAAGCTACTCAGTATTTAAGAGAAGGTGTAAAACAAGTTACTAAGTTTGTAATGAAAAATCCTGAAATGAAAATGAGATTAACTCAGGATGCAAATTTAAACAATGTTTCTCCTCAGTTAGTTATGACCAATGTTTTGCATATAGCAAGTGTAACAAGGCTTGATGCAGATACAAATGGGCAAGCAAGATCTTGTATGGAAATACCAGAAGAGCTTGCAGGTCAGTATGAAGATGTAAATAGTATTTACTATACTACAAAGTTAGATCCTAAGTATTATGTAGCTAATAACACATTAAGCGTATTGCCTGAACCTACAGCAAATCAAACTGCTAAAGTAAAACATATTACTCCTGAAACTAATACAGCATTAAGTGAAAGCGATGTAGCTAATTTTCCACCTGAGTTAAATAGAGGTGTAATCTTATATGCTGCAGGTGAAGTACTAAGAAAGTTTTTAAGTTTAAAAAATGCAACATTAGTTGGATTATCTATGCAAGATGTAGTTCCTCCAAGTTCTCCATCTTTAGATTCAATTATTTACAATGGACCTGGAAATGCAGATGTAGGCGGGGGAGCAACAGCAAGTACAGTTTCTAATGCTACGAACGTAACTGCTTCTAGCAAAATAAGCTTAGGAGCTGCGCCAAACTATGATAAGTTGCAAAGTTATGCATTATCAACAATTGGCAATATATCGGCTTTAGATTTGACAGGCATATCAATACCTAGCTCTAACATTGGTTTGTCCATAGTGACCTATTCTGGGCCTTCTAACAGCGATGTAGGTACTATATCAACTACAAGTGTTGGGTTTAGCACTACAATTACCTCAGGTGACAAAGCGGATGTAGCACCAACTCCAGTTTACAATACGCCTACTAATAGCGTAGATTTTACAACAGCTGATATAGGAGTAGACGCATATTTAGGAACTGAAGATATAGAATTAGCAAGTGCTGCTTTAAGAAAAGAACAACAAAAATTACAAGACTATCAAGCTGATATACAGAATAATTCAGTTGAGTTTAATAGTAGTGTAGAGAAATTTAGAGCTGATAATCAAATGTCTTTAGATAAAGTACAACGTGATTTACAAGCTAGTGTTCAAACAGCACAATTAGATTTAGCTGAAGCACAAGCAGATGCACAAATAGCATCTACTAAAAAAGATAGAGAGTTTGCTGAAAAGTCACAACGTCTAATACAAAATGCTATAAATGATATGTCTGCAGCAATTAAAGACAATGAATTTAAAATAGCAGAATTTAATGCATTAATTAACAAATATCAGGCAGAAGTAAATACTACAATATCAGAACATCAGTCTAATATTTCTAGAGAAATACAAAAAGCTCAGCTATTAAGAAGTACAGAACTTTCACAGTTTGGCGTACAAATGCAAGATGAATTAAACAATTTTCAATCAGATGCTGTAAGTTATCAGTCTAACATACAAGCAGAGCTAGATAAAACACAAAGAGATCTACAGGCATTGATAGTAGAAGCACAAAATGATTTAAGTGCAGCACAAGCTACTGCTCAGTTAGCAACTAATGTGGCTTTACAAAATCAAGCAGAAAAATCACAACGATTAATACAAAACGCTATTAAAGATATGGAAACAGCGATACAAAACAATGCTGCTAAAATATCTAAATATAATTCTGAAATACAATCTTATGCTACACAAGTAACAGAAGAAGTACAAAAATATCAAAGTGAATTGCAAGAAGTTGTACAAGATTATAATTGGATTGCTCAACAATATCAAATAACTAAAAATGATTTTATAGATTTTCTATCACCATATTTACTAACGAGAGGAGTGCCAAGTGAAGTTGCAGCAAATGATAGACCAAGTTAAAAAACATCATCCAGATTTAGGAGTTAATGAAATTATACATTTATTAAACCAAGCATCAGATGAATTTTGTTCTAGAACATTAATATTAGATGAAGCTACACAATTTACAACTGAAGCTAACAAACGTTATTATGGATTAAAAGATACTATACTAGAAATTAAATCTGTAGATCTAGAAGATGAAGACGGAAACCATGTAACGATAAAAAGATTAATGGGTAGACCTCAATATAGGGATTTAACATAATGGCGCATAATACAGAAAATACTATTACTAAGCACAAAGTATATTGGATAGAAAGAGATTCTATTGGTTTATCAGAATATGATTCTACAAGAACAGGAAAAAATGCATATACAAGTTTAACAAGTGCATTAACTGTTACTTTGTTTTATTATAAAAAAGCTACTCATTTTAATACGTTAGACAATGATACTGCTATGACAGAACAAAGTGAAATACCATTGCAATTTCATCAGTATTTAGTAGATAGAGTAGTACAGTTGGGGTATGAACAAAAACCAGAAATGATACAGATGGCACCATACTTTGAACAAAAATTTGAAAAAGGAATTAAAGAAGGAAAAATGTTTGCTAATCGTGGAAGAATTAGTGGAATCAGACACGTGAAGCAATCTAGCTTTTAGGAGGAAGCATGGCAAATAAATTAATAATTAAAAACTCGTTAGAACCACAACAAGAAGTAATAGATTCAGCAGGTGGTAAAACGTATACTAATTTTCAAACAGAACAAAATACTGGAAATCAAGGCGGTACATATCAAAGTACATTTACCGATGCTAAAGCAATTAAGTATGTTGGCGTTGTAGATCAACAATCTGCAGCTGCTTTAACAGATGGAAATATAGCTTTTAAGGGAACTGCAACAACCACAGGTGTTGAACCTAGTGCGTCAGGGGTAAAAGCTTTTTATGTTAAATATGATAGTACGTTAGGTACTGTAGCTAATGTAATTGTTACATTTGATTCGCAACAACACGCAGTATTAAGTGTGGGAGAGTCTGTATGTATACCGTTAGTGAGCGCAGATTTAGCAAAATGCAAAATAAACGCTTCTGCTTATCAACTAGATACTCATGAAGCAACAGTAACAGTAGTATTAATAGGGGACTAATGGCTAATACGTGGAAAAAAGGAAACTTTGGATTAGAGTCCTTTGATACAATTGGTTCTGCTATGAATGAATTGGTTCAAACATTTACAGACAACTTAGATGCAAATTATAATAATGTAGCTATAACTAGTGATGCAACGTTTAACGATGTATCAATACCTTTAGATGCATCATACAGCGATGTGTCTAAACCTAGTATGCCTACATATACAGATCAGGGGGCAAATACATAATGGGTGGAACACTATCAAAACCAAATAGAATTAAAGATGTATATACTAAATTAGTATTTTTTGATGACAATAAATTAAAATTTGACAATGGAACTACAGATGTGGTAATAACAGATGCTGACAATTTTGGAGAAGATACAGTAGCTGAATTGCAAGATACAAACATAACTTCGCCACAAAATAGTGCATTATTGAAATATGACTCATCCAGTCAAAAATGGATAGATGATAACGAAATAGATTGCGGTGGATTTTAAAGGGAGATAAAAAATGGCAAATACGTTAAAAATTAAAAGAAATACGTGGAACAATAGTAGCACTCCAAGTGGACTATCTTATGGTGAATTAGCTTGGGATAATGCAGGGGAAACTCTATATATTGGGAAGCAAACAGATGGCGGTGGAACAGTTAGTTCGGTTAAAGTTTCTACTGAAGCAACAACAAGTGTAAAAGGATTAGCAAGTTTTAATAGTGCTAATTTTGCTGTAAGCAATGGAGATGTTACTATTAAAAACTTAGGTGTTGCTACAGCTGAATTGCAAGATCTTGCTGTTACTACAGCTAAAATAGGTAACGATGCAGTTACTTTAGGAAGTAAAACAAGTGGAAACTATGTAGCTGCTATTACTGGAGGTACTGGTATAACAAATGTTTCTGCAGCAAGTGAAGGAGCTTCTCATACTTTGTCTGTAAATTTAGATGAATTGAGTACAGTTACATCTGTAGCAAACAATGATTATATTGTTACAGTTGATTTTGCAACTGGTAATACAGAAAAAATGCAGTTGGAAGTAATTGAAAATAAATTATTTGCAGCAGTAAGTGGAGATATAGCTATAAGCTCATCTGGAGTTGCGTCTATATCTGCAGGATCTATTGTTACAGCAGACATAGCTAACGACCAAGTAACTGGAGATAAGTTAGCAAATGACATTACTATTGCAAATGACTTAATTGTTAGTGGAGATTTAACAGTACAAGGAGATACTACTACTATTAACACTGCTACATTGGCAGTAGAAGACAAAGATATTGTAATAGCTAGCGGAGCTAGTGATTCTTCAGCAGCTAATAACGCTGGTATTATTATTGGTAGCGATGTAGCTAGTATTAAATATGTTCATTCAGGAACTAAGTGGGCATTGAATAAAAACACAGCTATCACTGGTACTTTAGCAGTATCAAGTACGTCTGCATTTACTGGAGCTATTACAGCTTCTGGTGGTTTTGCTAATACCACATTTGATGGTGGAACATTTTAATTAGGAGCAATCAATGTCTAATAAGATATTAATAAAAAGAGGTAGTAGTGCACCTACTACAAGCGATTTAGACAATTATGAAATTGCCTACGATACTAGTGCTAATAAATTATACATACGTGACGGTAGTGACATAATCCCTTTTGGAGCTATTGTAGATGAAGATAATTTTGCATCAGACGATGCTAATAGAGCACCATCGCAACAATCGGTAAAAGCATATATTGCTTCTGAATTAGCAGCTGCGGGTGCTGGAGATATAACATCTGTTGTAGCTGGTACGGGATTAAGTGGCGGTGCTACTTCAGGTGCAGCAACCTTAAGCACAAATGATAGTCAGATTGTTCACGACAACCTTTCTGGTTTTGTTGCAAATGAACATATTGACCATAGCTCAGTATCAATTTTAGGTGGAGCAGGATTAACTGGTGGTGGAACTATAGCAGCCAGTAGAAATATTCACATAGGAGCTGGTACTGGTATTGATGTAGAAGCAGATTATATAGCTGTTGATGTATCAGACTTTATGGCTAATGGAGCTAACAACAGAGTTCTTACTGCTACTGGCACAGACGCATTTAGAGGAGAGGGAAATCTTACTTTTGACGGTAGCACTTTAGCAGTAACTGGAGCAATAACTGCAAGT